ATAAACCATCATTTCAACCGCATCAGTATCTTTCCATTCATCATAATGAAGAAGATTCATTGAGGACAAAACACAAACAAATGATTCTTCCTCAGAGTTATGTAATGCAATTTCCGAACAAAGGTTGGAATTGTAAATTTTCATGCCTTTATCCTGATATACCTCAGGAGATTTTTTATTCATCGTGTCTGTGAACATGATATATGGATAACCAATCTCACCTCTTCTTTGAATCACTTTAGCCCAAATTGCTCTTTTCGCCTTGTCACCCGCAATCATTTTTTCCATGAATTCGTCAGTAACAGTGACCGCATGTGTTAAGTCTTGGATTGGGAATCCTTCAGTTCCAATTTCTAAAAATTCCATAATATCAGGATGTTCAACTGGGAGGTAAGGGGAAAACCTACCTCTTCTTGTCGAACCTTGGGAAATATTATCAACCACACTCTGAAACAAATTCATAAAGTGAACCGCTCCAGGAGCATGTCCGTTGTCTGTTATTTCTGCACCTCTACCACGAATATTTCCAAAATACCCCGAAGTACCACCACCCATCTTACTCATTTCTCCAACTTCAGCCTGAGTGTAGAGAATAGATTCGATATTATCTCCAACATTAGAACCGAAACAACTTACAGGTAAACCTCTTTTTTTTCCGAAATTAGCCCAAACAGGAGAAGACAAGGAATACCACCCTTTTCCCATATAGTCGTAAAACTTTTCAGCAAAACCATCAATACCTAAAAGTTTTTCCGCATGTTCTGCAATTGTTTTTATACGCTCTAAAGGTTCTTCACCAGCACTGAGATATCCTCTGCGGAGAAATGTGATTGACTCTTCATTAATCCAGTCAAAAGGTTGTCTATTTTCCATGTTATAAATTTTTAATAATTAAAATAAGTCGTTAAGGGTAATTGATTTTGATTTTTTACTGTAGTTGATACTTCTTTTGTTGAAGAAATCCGTGTGTTTAGTGGTTAGAATTTCATCATCAAACCATTCCGTTGTTTCAACTAACTTTTCATCAACTTCAAATACATTGTCAATTCCTATTGAATTCAAAGATACGTTGAATCGGTGTTTAATAAATTCTATTGTTTGATTTTTTGTCAAGAAATCCAAGTCTCCTTTTTCGAAAATCCAATCAACAATTTCTGATTCAGCTTCGAACGCCTCTTTTGTAGCATCAATCAAATCTTCAATTAACTCAGGAGTCCACCAACTTGAGTTTTCTTTTTTAATTAAATTTACCAAATCGAACCCAAATTCTGCGTGGATGTTTTCTTCTTTGGAAGTCGCTTCTACCGCATTACTCATACCCTTCAAAACGTTTTTGTGTTTGTTGAAGGACATAATCACCAAAAACTGAGAGAATAGGGACACGTTTTCGACAAACATTGAGAATAAAACCACAGACTCGAAGTACTCTTGGTTTTCCACTGACTTGGAATTCGAAATTGATTTCTCCAAGTATTTGATTCTTCTACGAATAGCAGGTACTTGTAAAAGGTTTTCGAACTCACCATTTAACCCAAGTAACTGAAGGAGGTGAGAATAAGCATCTGCGTGTCTAACTTCTGACTCTGCAAAAGTCGCACCTACACTCCCAATTTCCGGTTTTGGTAATCTTTTGTAGATATCACCCCAAAAAGTTTTTACCGCAATTTCTATTTGAGAAATTGCCAACATCGCTCTCTGTACCGCAGTTTGTTCTTTTTCATTTAGATGAACCTTGAAATCTTGAATGTCAGATGTGAAATTAAATTCTGTATGCACCCAATAAGAATGTCTAATTGCATCAACATATTCTACCAAGTTTGGATACTCATATGGTTTCAAATTAACTCTTTTCGTAAAGATGTTTGGTTGATGTTTGGACCTATAAATGATGTATTCCTTCGCAACATAATTCAATCCGTTATCCATAAGTTTATTTTCAACCATATCATGGATTTCATCAACATGTGGTGTATTGATTTTGTTATTTCTGAAAACCCCTTTCTTAGTAAGTCTAGCAATTTTTTCAGCCATTTCTACATCGACGTTTCCGCTACTTGACATTGCCTTAAGAATTGCGTTTTTTATTTTGTCCTCTTCGAAAGGGACTTTGTCACCACTACGTTTAATTACAAATCGTAGTTCGTTGTTATTAAAATCTGTATTGTTCATTGATTGATTTCTGTTGTTTTTATTTATGGCAAATAAAGATAAATTTTTATACCGCTAAGTTGTACAAATTTTAGTTGAAAGGATTTTGTGGGGTGGACTCCCTTTGTTTTCTTTTTTCCATCAATTCTTTGATTCTATCACTTTTCTTTTGTTCTTGTTGTTCTTCAAATCCCAAGAAAGTAACGGAAGATTCTGTATCAATAACCAAAAGTTCATTGTCAAACTTGCAGTTCTCAAAAACAATACCGTCAGGACCGAGTCTTGACTTGGTAATCGCTATGGTTGCTAGTTTCATTTCTTTTTGTTGAAGAGTTTTAGCAACGGAGATGATGACGTGTCCTACTTGAGCTTTCTTGATTGAACCACCCATTTGGTCGGTGGTTACAACTTCAGAGGAAATCGAAGAACGGTTTCCTTGCGTCGCGGTCCATCCAGCAATTCCAAGTTCATGACACATAGCTTCAAAATGTCTCATAACGGAACCTTCGGCTTTCCATTCGTCATTTTTCAAATTATCAGGGACAACACAATCGATGTAATCTAACGTAATCAAATCAATTGGAGTCCCATCTGCAATCATCTTACGAACTTGATTTTTGATTTGGTTCATTGTCATAGTGTCAGACGGAAACTTTTTAAGAATCAACTTATTTGGCATCAAGTTTTGAATGTCTTTCACTTTTTCCATAACCTCATCTTTTCTCATTGATAAGTTGTCAGGTTCGATACCAGTCCATATTGTGAAGTGCTTTCGTTGAATGATTTTTGGATTATCCTCAAAAAAGATTTGTAGAACGTTGTATCCCATACTGAAAGCGGTGTTTGCAATCTTGGTCATCAGGGTGGTCTTACCTACACCAGTCGGTGCAAGAACAACACCAATTTCACCCTTTGCTAAACCACCTTTTAACAGTCGGTCAATACCTTCAACTCCTAAAGGAATAGGATGTCTGTAGTCATCATTGAGTACGTCATCCAATCCGTTGAATACATCTAAAACACCTGTTTCTCTTTCACCTACTTGGAGTGCTTCTCTAACCATACTTTCAACTTGGTCGTATGATTCGAATTCTCCGTTGGTGATAATTTTTTGTGCTTTATCCATCGCCTTCTGAAGTTCCTGTTGTTTACAAAACTTGAGAGCCTTTTCCTGAACAAAGACACTACCATCAAATGGAGCATCCTGAATTTGTTTCAAGGAATCCAAAACAATTTTGAGTGCTAACTCCTGAGAAATTTCTGCCTTCGCGATTTGTTCGAGAGTTTCAAAATTTGGGGTAGATTGGTATTTTCCGTAATATTCTCTCACCATTTGGATAACAAGCTTAAAGTATTTGTTATCAAAATATGCGGGTTCTAAAACATCAATAATCGACTGTGCGAATTCTTTATCTACGATAATTTGGTTTAGGAGTTGGAGTTGAAAAGTGTTACCGAGATAGTCAAAATTCTTAGTCATAAAGTCTTAATGTATTCATTAAATATTAGCGAGAAAGGTCGTAGTCCATGTACTCGAAGCTAAAACTTTCGCCTGAAAAAATGTCAGTCAATCCCTTCAAAATATTTTTTAGGCTGGGACGAACGTCAACCGTATATCTTACTTTCGGAGGGTATAATTTAGCGTCAAAAATTCTGTGAAAAATTTTGTCATCGGCCAATTTGACATACATGTGAAAGTATTCGGGACCGTCGGTATTAGAGGTATTCAAAATTTCAGGGTCAAGGTAAATTGCTTCTTGATTATCCATCATATACATCACAGTCTTCATCTTCAAATCACTAACCAAGTCGTCCTCAGTCTGTCTCATGAAGTTAATGAGGTCAACTGATTTGCCTGCAGAGTGATTGTAGTTACGAACGTTGAAAAATCTTTGAACCACGATATTGTCGTTCAAGGTCAAAAGAAATTCCATTTTTGTGATTGATTCTTCTTTCATAATTAATTAAGGTTTGATTGATTAAATTTTCTTTTTTCTTTTCTTGTTAATTTCAGAAACGGTTTTAGGAAATCCACAAACGCTTCATCTGTTTTTGGGAGATATTTGAAGAAGCCATCTTCCATCATCATGCCAATTATGTTTTTCCTATCTCTCCCTTCAGGGTCGAGAGATTCAGAATAATAAAGGGAAACGACTTCTCTACCTTCTTCGGTAATTAACGGACTTCCCAAGTCCATTATTTTTTTGTTTACTACGTAATATTCATCACCTAGAACACCATCTTTAGTTTGACCATTAACGATATTTTTCAAGACGTTCAACTTATTTTTTTCTTCTAAAAGTTGTTTTGTTTTTGTTAAAATATCATCAAGGAAAAGTGTTGTTTCAAGTACCTCAGGAAAAATTTTTACAAAAGTTTTTTCACCCAATCTTTCGATTCCTTGAATGTTGTCACTTTTGTCTCCCATGAGTATTTTAACGGTCAAAATGTTTTGATGAGGGATGTAGTAATCACCAAATTTCACCTTATCACCGTTTTTGTACGTATACCTCTGAAGTGGTGAGTACAAACTCGTTGATTGATTTATTAATTGCAATAAATCTTTATCCGAAGAGAAAATAACTTTTTCTTCATCATTGGCAATTTGACAATAAAATGCAATTAAATCATCAGACTCATTTTGTTCAACCTCAACTTGTCTTACAAAGCACTCTTCCAAATAATGTTTCACCCGGTTTTTTTGGGTATAATATGACTCGAGTTTTTCCTCAGTCATATCATTTTTTCGGTTTAACTTGTAGTTAGGATATAATTCACGTCTAATTTTGGAGTTCTGTTTTCCATCCCAAAAGACAATGACTTTATCGTACTCGTTATCAACCAATTGTTTTCTGAGGGTATTGAGGAAGTGAAAGACTCCCCCAATGTGATTACCCTCAACAAACAATTCTCGGACTCCGTGGAATCCAATTTTGAATAGATTATCTCCATCAACTAATAGTGTTTTCACAAAGAAGATATTAAATTTCTTCTTTTTCGTCCGTCAATGTAAAATCTCCCTCAGTTCCGATAATTTCTTTCCAATAATCGGAATGGTCTTTTTTATAAGCTTCAATAGAAGCCTTCTCCTCAGTAGTGTCTTTGCCTGCCAAGAACCCGTGTGGAGTAACAATAATTCTCCCGTCTTCGTAACCCAAACCATTTATGTGATTTTTCATTACAGAAACTTTTGTACGAGTTGCAAACTTCACAGTCCTCTTGTCCTTAGTTGCGGTAATCTTAGTTGTACCAGCACCTTTTTGGTTTCCAAATAGAAATACCAAAGAAGAGTTCAACCAAACAGATTCTCCTCCCTTAGCTTTGATTTTAGGTTGTCCAAAAGGGTTGTCAGGAAGTTCAACCCATGGTTGATTAACAATTACCAAAGTATTTTCAAATTTTGAGTCTGCTTTACGGGAACCTGAAATTCTTTGGTTGATACCCATACCAATTTTGTCAGAAAGGGTTGCTGCGTTGTGCTGTTTTCCACCCTTACCATCATAAGTCATTTTGGACGGAATAGACCCCACAGAATCCCATAGGAAACACAAACTATACTCTAACTCACCCTTCTCTTGGGCGTCGAGGAGTTCGTTGATGTAATCAGTAATTTGTTCAATGTAGTCGAAGTTATTATTGAAGATGAAAAAACCATCCCAATCGATTTCTCCCGTTTCTTCGTCAACTACTTCTTGACATTGAAATCCCATGAGTTTAGCGTGTTCAAAACTCCACTTTTGTTCCGTGATTATGAACACAGGTAGGATTTCTTTTTTCTGAGCATCGACCGCGGTCTTCACCAAAGCAGTTGTTTTTCCCGTATCAGAGTGTCCCAAAAACATATTGATGTGTCCGATTGCAGGACCAGGTAGTCCTACAGGGTCGAGGAAGTCAGAACCCAAGTCAAAGAAACGTTGGGGTTTATATTTTGCCGATGTTGAATATTTCTTCTTGAACGAAGAAAAATCAGTTGTTTTCTTTATTGCCATTGTATTTCCAAAATTCTGTTAACACTTGGAGTTTGTCACTCGCACTTGCCAGTTTTTCTACCATGTTATCCATTTCCTCCAACATTTGTGGGTGTTCTCCGATTCCCGCAGCATTTTCTAAATAAATCATTAGAGTCGCCTCGGCTTCCAAGATTTGAGCCTCATACTTTTTTTTGAGACTGTCTATTGTTTTTTGTCTTGTTTCTTTTGTCATAAATTAATTAAACTAAGTGTTCTAAAAAAAATATAGTTCAGAATACCTTTTTTCCTAATAATTGTTGAATAAACTTCAAATGTTTTTCTTTAGTATCAAGAAGAGTTTCATCTTTTGTTGTGTAAATCATTTTTTCTTTAATGTAAATCAAATGTCTATGAATTAAATTATGCTCTCTAACTGAAAGTTTCACAACGTCGAGCCAATCTTCTTGATTATATGACCAGTGATGTAAATGAAAACCATGTTCTTTTGTTAGAAAAATTTCTGTGTATTTCGCCGCCAAATATTTTTCAGGAAACTTTTGACGATATCTTTTCATAGTATTTTTCTTCTCCAAAGTAGAAGGTTTGTTTTTATCCTTATAACCAAGTCTATGATATTTTTCTCGATTTCTTTCCCTTTCTTTTTCAATCCATTCAGGATTTTTTTTCAATTCTTCAAGTCTATTTGCAGTATCTTTGATTGCACATTTTTTACACTTATTCAAGTGACCATCAGGCATCTTTTTGTGAGTATAAAATTCTTGTATTGGTAAAATATTGTTACATTTGAAACACTTTTTCTTAATAATTTCCATATAATTTTGTCATGTATTATTTTATAAATACATGACAAAATTAAAATGGTTATTTTACCATTCTAAAATGGCAAATCTTCATCAGGAGTTGCGTCTGCCTGAGGGTCTGTGTACGACTTTGAACTTGAGTTACTTGAACCTCCGTAGGTTTCAGTTGACTCCGTATCGTTTCCGTAAACATATCCACCCTTTTCAGAATCCCAACGGGGTTCTTCTCCACGTGCAATTGCTTCGAGGTATTCAACAGGTTTTTTAGCATAAACATCTTGCCAAGTTAACTCGTCGTTAATCCAACCGTTCATTGTCTCTTTTTCCTCGTGGATTGGGGTAGGGTCGTCATACATGATAGTAGATACTGTGGTGTATGCAGCGCCCTTAGGGGTCTTTTGTTTAGTCAACTCAATGATAAGGTCACGCCCTTTGTCTGGGTCGGTAATATCACCTTTGTTTCTCCAAATAGGGATAATCTTGTCAAGAATACCTTCGTTCTTGTAATTGTGTTTGAATCTCCAAAACTTAACCCCATCTTCTTCACGGTCTCGGTCAATAACTTTGACGATGTAAAACTTTCGTGATTTGTATTGTTTTGCCAATTCCTTATCTGAGTCTTTGCCCGTAGACATCAACTCTTCATAAACTTCATTCAAAGGAGAACGTTCGTTGTCGTTCTTTCCTGGGTCATAAAATTTCTGCCATTTACCACCCACCTGAATTTCGTGGTACCACGCCTCAACAAAGGGTGAACTACCATCACGTGTGGGTAGAATACGAACCCGACGGGTTCCTGAATTTGATTTGTCATCCAAAAGAAGAGCGAAGTATTTCTTCATTCTCTCGTCTTGTGACATCTTGCCCTGTCCTCCACCATTGGATTGTTGAGCTTTTTCATACTGTGCTAAAACTGCGTCTAATGAACTCATAAAAAAATTAATTTAAGTTAGTGTTAAAAAGATAGAAAATCATAATTACGTTGTCAAATAAAATAAAAAAAGGTTGTGTTTCCACAACCTTTAATATAGTAAACTTTTTCAATAAATCAAAATTTGAATGGTAATTGGTCCGTTTGGTTCGAAGAAAATGTCTTCTTAATTTCTGCTGGACTGATATCTTCAACTTCATCGCTTGTCAAAATATATTCGTGTTTTCCTGATTTTTCCCAATCTTCTTTTTTGTCGTCAAAAAAATCTGAAAGTTTTTTGTTAAATGGTCCTGAATCTATTGTTCTAAGTTGTAATTTTTCTTCAGCGCTTTTTGGTCTGTATTTTTCTAATTTGGATTCGATGTCATTTAATTTGTTTACCAAGTTATCCATCTCTGAAAGTTTTGATTCTAAGTTTTGTATGTAACCAAATAAATTGTCAAAATATTCTTCTTGTTTTGTCTCAATATTTTTTTGTGCATTAACCAACTCAGTTACGTCAAGTTCCTGTGAACCACCTTCTTCAGTTGCTACCTCTCCACCGTCTGTAATTTTTTCAACTTCAGTGTCTGTCGCCAAATCTATTTTTTCGGGTGTACCCGTCGGTGCCGCTGCAGGTGTTGCAGGCTCCGCTCCCGCAGGAGCTGCCGCATCAGGTTCAGGTAAACCTGGAACCAATCCACCAACTTCTTGTTCATTGATGTACTTGTTGATACGATGATGTCTTTCAATCTCTTTTAATATTTTCTTATCAATACTCATTGTATTAGCCATTTAATAAATTTTTAACTCCGTTGGGTGTTTCTACTCTAACCTTACGATTAATAGTAATATCATTACCGGCTCTTTCAATCAATCCGTCTCTTTCACGAATTGTATAGCAATCTCCTGTGTCCAAGTCACAGACGTTTTTGGTTCCATCTCCGTTATCAGTTTGACGGATTCTGGTTTGTTTTCCAAGATATTGGTTCAACATAGAATTCATATCCATAATATTGTTTTTTCTTATAAATATACCGCAAACATTAATAATGTTTTTTTAGGTACAAGTTGGTGTGACCGTGTTGATTACGTTTATGTTGTTTTGTTGAGGTGTTGGAGTTGGTGCTGGAGTATAAACAGGTAAGGTTGAGGTCAATCCAAGTTGTTCTGCCAAACTAACCGCTTCCTTTAGACTAGCCTTTAGTTGTGCACTTTGAGATTGATTGGCGGCTCTTGGGTACGGCCAGTTCTGTAGAAAATACTGTTCGATACTCTTTGAACGTATTTCACCCAAATTATTGAATACCCTGTCTCTCACAAAATTGATGTAACTCAACGGATTGGCAAAAGAAGCGAACGGCATAGATATTTCAGTAGATGCTTGAGTACGTATTTTTCTACAAACGTATCTTCTTTCGAAATATTGGTCTGCAGTTGCACCATAATCATAATTCAAGGTAATCTTACCAAAGTTGTTGTTAGAGGATTGTAGTTGTTGATTTACTCCTGTTGAGGCATAAGACAATAAGAATATTACATACCTCAAATCGGGATTATCGGTAGATTGATTCAACAAAGATATAAATCCTTGAGCATTGATAGAGGTTTCAACACCATTGGTAGAATCATATCCAAACGTATTCAAATACGGTTCTTCCAACACCTTAGATACACATGAGTTAGGTGAGTCGTTTTGGGTGCGAGGGTCGGTAGAAAGATTAGCGTTGTTCCCTTGAGTTGTTGTCGTGGTAGTGCCTCTTGTGACACTTTTCTTTTGTTTGGTTGTCTGAAGAAGTTTGCTAACCAAATTTTTATTGATACTCTGAAGATATCCATCCAAATAAGGTAGCGCAAAAAGACTTTGTCTGATTCCCGTAAATTTGGTTTGGAATGTTCCTGGGGCTATTGTATGTTGTACTTCAGTAATCATATACGAACCGTTGAACAACGGGACGTGTCTCAAATTAAAGTACATTGTAGGTTGAATCAGCGCATTACCAAAAGAAACAACTTCACACTCGTAACTCATGTTCTTATAGATGTTGTACAAGGAAACATTCTGTGTTGAGGTTGTTCTACCCGCAGCACTTGCAGCAATTAAGTTGATGTTTTGAATACTTTCAGAAGTTGCCTTACCACCATCCTGACTGATAGAAAATGAATAAAAGACATTTTGATTTCTTGTACCGATGTCCACGTTGAATCCTACAACTCGGTTTGATAGAGCCCAGTCAGTTTTGTCACTTTGGTTTTCCACCAATGGATTAAGTTGTGGTTCTCTCAAATCAAACGCATCACTTCTGAAGAGGTAGTTTTTGTTTTCACTTTGCATATCTACATAGGTAGAAGGTCTTTCAGTGTAGAAACAGACCAACTTAGGACCAGAATTTCTGTAATCTACGTTCAAGAAAGTCCCCCACATACTGTTTGCGAAATCCTGGCCAGGTTCCAAATTTGGTTGAGCGTTAGCCGATACATCTTGTACATTGTAGAAATTAATGTAAGAAGGAAGTGGCATCACCGAGAAATGGTTCTGAGTTAGTATACCGCTTATAAACACAAACACACTCATATTGTAATTTATGTTTGTCGGGTCGGCCATCATTTTCAAATCAAAAATGTCCAAAACAATTTTGTCACCGATGTTTCTTGATGCTCTATCCAAGAACAACATATCCTCAAACAAAGTTTGATTATTATAATCCGAACCAGCAATCCACTTATCGTTAAGTGCCTTGAAGACCTCATACAATTCTACCTTACTTTGTTTCGAGTCAAACTTTGACTGAATTGTTTTTTCAGGTAACTCCGTAATATTCGGGAGTTCCTTCCTCACAAGATTTAATGTATTGTCCAATGCGGTGTTTTGGAATGTTAGGTTACCTTCCAAATAATCTTGTAGTGTTACGGCAAAAGTCTGACTCGTCACATTTGGGTCATCCAATTTTTGTGTGGCGTACATCTTGATAATCGGAGACATGAATTCAACATTCTGTTGAGTGAAGGCAATGTTGTTGTCAATGAAGAAATCTGTTATGTATGAACCATTATCCCCATAAGCCAATTCAGGAATAGTCGAGAACCCAACTTCAGTTCTCAGTGCAGACCAAGCTTGTGGATTAGCAACTTGTGATTGAATTAATGTTACTGAACCACCATTAGTCGGCAACGAACCATCAACATACGGTCCAAAAGGAATTGGGTCAACCACAATGTTGTTTCCTGTGATGTAAGTCAAATAGGAATCGGTTTCTCTTTTTTTGTATTGTGTTGGATTTCCTATTCTTAAGACAACATCAAACTCCAATAAATTTTGTAATTGACTCATCGATTTGGAGAATTGGTTGTCAATAACCTGTTTGAACATTTCCTCTTGGTCGGCAAAAACAACTGGAAGCGGAACACTCATTAACTCCCTATAAAGAAGTTGAAAGTTTTTGTATGTGTTGTTTGTCGTGGTCAGCGCCTGAGAAGTTCCT